ATATCTGGAACACCCACGAATGTAATAATAGAAGGGATATCAATTGGTGGGTCGAATGTTATTACTGATGGTATACTAATACTGCCTAGCGGGCCAAGGTTAATACATGGTGTTACTAGGGGTGGCGGCTGTATTGTTAGCGATGGAAGAGCAATTGTTGGAATTACTATAGGAGGAAGTTCTGGCAATTCTGGAATTTTAATTTCCAAAATTTCATCTTCTTCTTTAACTTTTGGCTCTATTGATTCAATTCTTTCTATTGGCGTTTGTACAATGGTACATTTCTCTGTAGTAACTGTTACTACAGGGTCCACGTTGGCGTTGGGTGAATATCTGTGCGTGCCGCTCATACTAGCGGTTGTTGAATTTCCGTCGCCAAAATCTAATTTAAAGCCTTTGTGGGGGCCGTTGACTTGAATGTCATAGCTTACCAAAGTTCCAGCAGAAGGACTGTCCTCATCCACAGAAAAAAAGAATGTTACGTCTGGGCATGTAAAGTCATCAAATATTACTTCGAGAGCTTGTAGGTTTCTAATTCTCCAATCAAGTGTTTCTTGCTCGGTGGAGAAGTTTTCGCCAACGAAATTTTCAACTTTTATAATAGCGTTTACAAGTTGATTATGATGTTCGGCTACAATATAGCCTCTTACCTCAGAGCCAGTTTTGTTGTATTTTGTTTGTTTGTTGCCTAAATTTCTAACGCACCTTTTAAGCTTATTGACTTTGCCGTCTGCGTTTTTACCTACTGAGTCATAATAAAACAATTCGCCTTCTATGTTCGCAAATCCATTGTCGGCCCAGATTTCAGCTTTATCTGAGGCCACTGCCTTGATTGAAATTTCTTCTGACCAAGGCAAGTTATCATCAGTCGTAATTGTTTCTGATGTATTGTAAACCAAAAACAACGTATAGTCGCTGTCATAATTTTGTGGGTATATTGGAATTGGAGGAAAATTATTTGCCATTTATTTTACTCCTATTCCCGACACAGCAATTGTTTGTTTGACTGTTGCAATTAGGACAGCGAAATTCCAAGTTTTCTTTCGTGTTATTTAACCAATTTCGATCTTTATGGTGAATATGTAATTTAATTGGACTTCCACACCAATTATCTTTTACTGTGCATCCAATTATTTCACATTTATATTCTCGGCCAGAAGCAATTAATGCTTTTCTTAAAGTATATGCTGTTTCTTTGCATTTTTTTTCTTTTTGATGCACTAAAACATCTTCCCAACAACGACCTTTATTGCCATTATGGTTTCTTCCAGAGTTTGTTTTTTTTCCTGTGAAATGAGAAGTATCAATTCCTAAATTCTTTATTTTTCTTTTTATGTATTCATAAGTCCCGCCACCACGTCTGCAACCCAAAGCCTTCAAAACCTGAGCCATAGATTGGCAACTGGCAACTACTTTTGAAAGCAGTTCTTTAGTATACTTTTCTTTCCCAAAATGAGAAACATCAATGTTCCACTTACTGATTAACTTGCGAATATTAGCTCTATTATTGACACTCGGTTTAAGTCCCAACTTTATTGCAATAACGCTCAAAGAGTAAGACTCTTTTACGGATTTTTCTAATTGTTCCTTTGTGTGTTTCATATTTTTATCTATACAATGGGGAAGACATTTTCATCAGAATATCGTCATATTCCATTGATCGCCCACTGGTCTGGATGAAATACTAGAGAATGTAAGGCTGGTTTCATTGAACTTAATGAAAGATTTTTCGCTATAATCGAAACTTAAATACACTATCTTGTCCCCATCGCTTGCTGCTAGTAAAGTTTGTGATAAATTATCAAATCCCACTTCGGTATTGTCTTGTAATGATCTGAAGGCGACTGAGTTAATTCCGGGCCCACCTGTTTCCCAGATTGAACTTGTTGAGTTATAAGCCGATATTGATCCCGAATTATTGAAAAAATACACACCTTTGCTAAGCGTCACTAACTGGCCTTCTTCTTTTACAGGTCCGACCAAGTCTTGTAGCTTTTTAATATCTATAAATGGCTCTGACGTATTTCCGCTGGTTTTATAAAAGGTTTTTATTCTAAAGAAGTCGCCCACACCCTGATTCCTCAGAAAAAACCCCTCGTTGTCTTTCCAAGTTGATCTATAAACGCTCATGTTTCCTTGGAGGGAGTCTCCGTCTCCATCATAGGTTACTTCATTTTGCCTCAATTCTCCTGCACCATTTTTGTAGTTGCTGTTTGTAAATGTGCTGCTTGAAACCGCCATAGAAGATAAGTCAAGGGTCTGTTTTGTTTGATTTGTTGGGGAAGTATTTGGGTCTGGATTTGAACCTTCTCCACCGAGAATAAAATAGATGCTTTCTGTATTTGCCATGCCTATCCAATTCCAAGGTCTTGAAATTGGCGTTTGCGTGGAGTAAGTATCAGAAAATCCATTGAATTCAGAAATCAATATTTTTTCTGCTGATCCTGCCTCTGCTGCTCCGCTGGCCCAATATAACAAACCAACACCCCCGATGCCCGATCCCGCTACGCCTCTTGGGGCGAATCCCACATTGCGATAAAATTCTCTAAGTTGTTGTTCTTCATTAGGTTCTTCTTCCAAAAATGATTGGTCTACGTTGAGCGTCATTAAATTGGTTGATTTTATTTTGAATGCTTCGCTAATAAGGCCAAATTCTGTCGCATTTACTTGGTCGTGGTTGGGTCCGTTGTAAAGCCAGAGCCACAAATTGTATTTTTCGACAACATCAATGGAATTTTCATATGTGGTAATTCTGTAGCTTCCAAATTCTGTGTCTACTCTGAGGATTAAATCATATACTCCGCCGATGCTATAAGAAGCTCTTGCGGTGTTTGAGTTTCCATGAACTAAATCATCTGCTAATGACCATGTGTAGGCAATGATTGGGTCAATTGGACTTCCAGCGTTAACCTGCTCCCCAGCGAAAGTTCTTCCTGTAATGGGATTTATTCCAGCAGGGATTTCCATATCTAGTAAAAGCGTCGTTGGTGTTCTGATTTTTGGAGGCGTTGTGTACGTTCCATCGTCTTCCCCGCCTTCAGGGATGCCTTCCTGAAAAAGCTGACCGGATCTAGGGACATATTGTATTAAAGCTGATTGTGGTGCTTCAGTCCTTGCGTTGATATACTGTGGGAAGATAACTGTATCTTCTCCAAAATTATTTTTAACGGTTAGTTTAACGTCATATTTGTTTGGAGTTGTATAAATCTTTTGTATTGTTCCGCCATTTAGGTCTTGAAATTCACCAGTTGTTCCATCTCCGAAGTCCCAAATATAGCTAATTGACCCTGTGTTGCCATCAGTCCCTAAACGAAAGCTTAAGTCTTTGAACTCAACAGTTAATGGCACAAGTCCAATTGTTTTGTCTACTGAGAACCATGCTTTTGGAACTAACACTATACTTCTCAGATAATTGATTCTTTCCTCCATAGTGCCTTCTAGGGGTTTTATACCTACCTCTCCTTTTTTCCCCGCAAATTCTTGAATGGCAATCACAGCCTCTTTAATATTGTTGTGATGGCTGGCCATTACATTCTGAGTTATATTTGTAATGTCTTTTGGTTTGGGATTATCTGTAAATCCTGGTAGTAACTCCAAGTTATCGAAAGATACACTGGTTTTGCTGCCGTAGTAAAAAGATAATGCACGGAGTTCGGCATCGCTACATTGTTCTGTAAGCGTAATAATGCCGGTAGGCGGGAATCTATTTATAACTTCCAAATCTCCGTATATGAAAATATTGGTATCGCCGGGCAAATAATCTCTTAGCAACCTGACTCTGAGGCTGTCATGTACAAGAAACATATTATCGTCTGTGTCTATTTCTTCTGGGAAGTTGCTTGTTACTGGTATAGTCATTCATGTCACCAAAATTTCATTTTTTAAGAATGCCCGCTTTAATTTTTGATTTTCAAATAAAATCAAAAGACTTGGCGTATAAAGGCCAGGTTTATCATAAACATAATTAACTGTATGGATGTTAGGATCTAACACAGGATAGCTAGTTCCATCTGAAACAACGCCGTTTACTTTGCCCGACCCATCGAAAACCCAATATCTTTGAACAACGTCTCCATCCGTCTGATCCACAAATTTAAAAGTATTAGGTTGAACGTCGTCATGGTCAGCGCTTTCCTGTGACAATCCTGTGTGTGGCAACACATAGAAAAATATTGGCTTAGACTCATCGTCCACAGTGATGTAGTTCTTTTTGTAAGTAATTCCTTGGGCGCCCAAAGAAGTAATTACGTTAAGTTGTACAGAATAAATGCCTTCTGTTTGGTATGTGTGTGTGGGGTTTTTATCTATCGACGTAGTTCCGTCTCCGAAGTCCCACAAATAACGTACAAGAGGCCCGGTGCTAAAGTTTTGAAAGCGAACTTGCAATGGTGACGGACCTTCGATCCGATGGGCACGGAATATAGCTTTTGGGGCCAAGAATCTTGATTCTTGTGCCTTGAGTATGCCATTCAGTGAAGTTGCAATAGGTTTTTCTTCTACGCCTAAATTTTTTTCTATTTGAATAACAGCATCTTTAATTGCATTGTGATGTTCTGCCATCACAGAATTTGCGACATAGCTTCCTACTGGCCAAGGATTTTGTCGAGAACCCGCAAATCCCCGAATTATGTTTCGGAATAACCCAGCAGTTTTGGAGTCGTAATAAACCAACTCAGCAGCACCGGATTGTCCAGCCGGTGGGCCAATACGCAGTAAACCTCTAGGCGGAAAACCCGAATTGTCTTCAACAATGATGTATTTCCCGTTATACGAAAGTGTTTGTTTTAACTTTGTTTCTGCGTTGTTTCTTACATCGTATAATGTATCTTTATTGTCTTTCGCTTCTGGAAATACAGATAAGTCGCCAGTCGTATATCCAATATCATAAGATGAATTTCTTGCCATTTTACTCCTTCGGTGTTACGGATTGATTTAAAATTGTTTGCATTTTTTGGCTTCTTAATTCCAAAGATTTAAGCGTATGTTCCTTGACAGGAATTCTGTCTGGCAGAGCCAAAATTGTTTCAATTAAATCTGCATCTATTGTTCCTTGTGTTATCATCTTTAGGTTTAATTTGCTTTGAAGTCTTTCTCCCCAATATTCGCATTGAGAATCAAAGTCGTCAAATGGTTTGAGTGGTTCATTTTTGACTAGTTCATTGAATGTTTCCACAAAAAATCTGGCCTCTTCTTCGAGAGATTTTCTTCTATCTTGCAATTTTTGCATATTTATAGAGGCAGAAATTTTCTTCCGTCCTAATTTTCTCAAATTAATTTCCAGTTCTCTTTTTGTGATTTCTTCATTTTCTTCGTGTTTCTCAATTTTTTTGATTAATTTATCTATTTTAATATTTATCAGTTCTAAGTTATCTTTTCCATCTTCTGTTTCAAAAGTAGCCGCTTCGATGGCTTCAAAACGGCTCTTTATTTCTCTTAAACATTGCCAGAGTTTAGCTTGCGTGGTTGGCTCTTTGTGAATGATGAAATACTTCATTTGAAAGTAACTGTGCCGTTCTATGACCTTATTTTTTAGGATTTTGGCCATATCTTCCATGAGATTAGGGGCGATGACTTTCAATTTGTCTTCCGAAATTTCACTTGTTTTATCTATTGACATACATTCTCCTTTGTGATTAAACTTAATAGAGTATTTTTTTAGTAAATTGGAGCAATTTATGGGCAAGTTAGATTGTGCGTTAGGGTATTTATCAGGCCCAATGGACTACGTTGCGGACGGAGGTGTCGAGTGGAGAAGAAAATTTGCTCGCCTTATTTATGAGGCCGGATTGGACATTGATTTAATTGATCCTACAAATAAGCCGGGGAATGACCAGAAAATAGGTGAAGATAAAATTCATCAAATCAAACTCAAGCAAGAAAAAAGATGGAAAGAGCTTGCCGAGTATGTTGGAGAATATCGACGCAACGATTTGCGTTCTGTTGATTATTCTGATTTCATCGTAGTTGTTGTCGATCCAAGAGTCCCCCAATGGGGAACTAGTAATGAAGTTTATGGCGGAGAAGCACAACATAAGCCAACGTTTTTTGTTTGTGATGGGGGCTTGGCGAATTTTCCGAATTGGTTGTTTGATTTATTAGACTTTGAAGGAGATCAGCCTATCAATTTTTTTGAGAATATTGAAGAAGTGATCGAGATGTTAAAGAAATTGAATTCTGGCGAAAAAGAACTCAGTAAAGAGTGGGTTTTGGCAAGAAAACATATTGAGCAAAATCGCAAAAATCGACTGGATCTGGCTAACAGAGTTTCACACCCAAAATAGCCTTGAATTTATAGCCTTTTTCAATGGCATCCAAGGCCCACATTAGTTTGCAAATTTCGTAAGGACCGATTTCGGCCATCTTGCCAATTTTTTTTAAGCAATTCTTATGTAATAAAAGTCCATTAATAGTTGCTTCAAAAAAATCACATTTCTTATCAACAATAGGAAAAAGAATATCTTTTTCACTTTCGATAAAAATGGAATATTTGCTATCTAGCATGCGTCTTATATAAGTCCCAGCTATTACAATAAAATTCCAATCCGCTGGCGGATTTTTCATGCCAGTATTTATCAGCGAAGTATAAGTTTCATTGCCTTTATAGGTCTGGCAAATCTCATTCATTTCTTTAAAAGTCTGGTTTTTTACCGTTTTTTCTGCTACAGAAATGATTGGCACGTCGTATTTGCCACGTATGGAATTGACTGTGTTCTTTAACAAAGAAGGATTCGATTCTGGATTCAGAACTACAAACCCAAAATTGATTTTTTTGGATATATACAATTCAATCTCGCTTATGTGAGAACCACGTCGAAATCTACTCTAATTATATCATTTTCAGCAATTGCCGTGGTGAGTTCAAATGTTCCTGCAGCATGATCTGGCGTAAAACTGTTCAACACCCAGTCGGCGTCAGTTCCGAGTCCGTTGTCGTCAAGGCGTTTGGGAACGTGTATCTCAGCATCCGCTGTTAACTTCACGCCGTTAATGTAGACTCGAAGACTACCTTCCTTATAAGGGGTTGACAACGAATTTACCTTGTAATTAAGATTGTCGTCATCATTTTCGTCTATAATAGGCTCTATATCATAATAATGACTATGTGCTGGTTTGTTGTAAACTGGCTTAATTGTTACCGCATTTGAGGGCGGTACTGGCGCTGTTACATCCCACTGAATGCTTTCGGACGCTCCAAGGTAGATCTGACCTTCTTCTATTATCAAAGAATCAGAATCAGTTTCTACCTCGAATCTGATATTTGTAGCTTCCGAAGCAATTAGAGTAAGTTTTGACCGTTCAGCCTCAAGCATGCGTACAAATGAAACTGGTTGTTCTACTGTGTAGCCTAAGGTATCATTATAATATTCTAAGTCTTCATCACTTACTGTTTTGCTACCATCGCTATGCTCTGCGATGTTGTGAACAGCTTCATCTATTGCGGAATCCTTGAGAGAACCATCTTCTTCCAAAGATTGGTTAAGTCTGTTGCTTATAGTCCCTTGATTTCCTGACGCATCCCGTAATATTTCAGCATGATTTTCCAGTTCCCCATTTATCAATTGGTCCCGTAATGCCAATACTTCAATGGGGACATTATCATATTCCCAATGATATGGGTGCAATGGGTCGTATTTTGGAACTGGAAGTTTTGATAGATCAGGCATTACTCCTCTTTTTGACCAAAATCAGTTTGGCGGTCTATATTCTTTTTGACAGAACGAAGATTTTTGGGATTCCCAGAATGGGTTTGACTATTTTGTTTCCCATAACGGGGATTTCCTCCTACAAAGCCGGATTTACCGTGATTGTAGTCTTTTTTGTGTTTTTCACGCCACTCATTGAATGATATTAGTGTCATAGTGATTTATATACGACCACTGATTAAAAATCTAATTAATAAGAACGCAAATGACTTCTTGATTTTTTCAGACAATGTGTTTTAAAGGTCACAAGTCAAAATAGCGAAGATCAGCAGCATCTCTGCTTGTTCTTTTTGATTTTTTCTGTCTAGCCAGAAATTGTTCATTTGATTAAATCCCCTAAGTTATAAAGGTCGTATTGAAGGAACTTTTCCCAATCTTTCATATTTGCTTTGGAATTATCGTGAGTTTCGTGAACCCAATTAAAAACTTTTTCCCAACCTTCGCCATAATGCCCTAAAATTTCTTCGCCTGCACTTACATCTTTGATGAACCAATATACAGCTTTATCAGCGTGCAAACTTTTTTTTGTGTATTCGTCGCCAAGATAACGAATTTCCACATTTTGTTCTTTTTTATCTTTAGTATGGTTTACAATGCCAGCATATCCAAGTGGCACAATGAGGAACTCGCCTATGTTTATTTTGTCGCCTTTTCTTTTTACGTTAGCAGCAAACTTATATGAATTGGCGTAATGTGTGCATTGATCTGCAACAGATTCTCTGTGTACCAATACACCGGTAATTTCGAGCCATTCGTTTTTCTTTATGGCTCTCTTTGCAAAAAGCCCGTTGCCTGCCAAATTTACAGTAGATTGAGTTATGTAAAAACGATCATCATCTTCTTCAAAGACTATCATTCGATGTAGCCTCTTTCTATGGCCTCATTAACTTCTTCAAGATTCATATTTTTCCCTACAAATTCACTAAAGCATTCGCAAAAATGATTAAGTATTGATGTAGTAACAGTTTCTGTTAATTCTGAGTGTTGTGAAATAACTTTTTTTGCTTCGGACCAAGAATCAAGTTCCAGACCCCAATCAAAGATTTCTCCATCGACTGTAAGCGCTTTAATATTTTTGTTGAATTCTTCGCTATATTCGGAAATAAATTCAATTTTTTTCATTTTTTACAATTCTACTCACTGTGGATTGATTGACGCCTACTATTTTAACTATTTATTTTTTTTCTAAATGCCTTAATTCTTTTATTTTTTTTAGATATAGCTTATCCTCCAATTCCAAGTGATTTGCATTTGGTCTGTTTTGTTTAAGTCTAAAAATGTAGCCATGCTATACAAGTCGCCATTTGACATTTGCAATGCCATCTCGTTAATTGCAAAACCATTTGCGTCAGAAAAACCCAACACCGATGTGAAAACAACTTGACTTGATATATTCGGATCAACTTGAGCAATTACTGGCTTGCTTGCACGAGTGACACCAAACAAACCATTTCTGGTGGTATCGACGTATTTTACAGAACCTCCTGCCGTTCCGCCGTCTCCAAATAGCATTCGGTTAACGTAAAATTGGTAAGTGTCTCCCAAATCGTTAGCAAGACTTTTAGCCAGTGCTTCACGCCCCTTACGGAGAATGGTATTTTTAAACTCTCTTTTTTCTTGCTTGCCATCTTTGTATTCAATATTAACGGTCACATAGCCGCTTACTTCTACTGGTTCTTCTGTGTTCATATTTCCCCTTGCTCGGTGGAGCCGTTAAAATATTCTATGTTAAAAGAAATTCCTTCGTTTTGTTGCAAATAATTGACCACATTGTCATCGCTTGCCCCCGCAGTCAAAGCCATCATCGGCATTGCTGTCGGGGATTCGGTTGTATTGGTGATTATTTCTTCACCTCTTCTGTCTATTATTCTAAATGTATAATCAGGGAGGTCAAATTTTTGCCCCGGAATATTCACATCTTCTGTCTTTTCATATTGATAAATTACGTAGCTTACTGATGTTCCCCCGCCTTGCAATGTTTTCCAATAATTATCTGGTCCCTCAAGTGTTATAATTGATTCATCAATTTCCGCCATAAAATAAATGTCACCATCTATTTCAACTAAATAGTTTTGCTTAAATGTATTGTTCTCTAAAGGAGTAGATACAACTGAATTCACGCCGTTGGAAACTGGAAAATTTGTCTCGTAGTTTGTTGGAGAAGTGTCTAATTTTAAACCATTATGGCTCAAATAACCGATTTGATTTTCGGTGATCCGCTGCCAAACAGTTAGAGTGGTCGGACTTAAATCCCCATCGGTATAACCAGAAATGTAAAATTCGTCGTCTGTATCAGGGACCAAGCCAATTATCTTATATTGAATGCCGTCTATTATTTGATAATACTCAATTTCTTGTAAATATAAGTTATTTTGGATATCAGCATCCCAGCCCACAGTTCTGCCTCTAGGAGTGATTTTTAAAAAGCCTGTCGTGCTAGATCCTTCTACGTTATCATTCTCATCTAATAGTGTATAAGTTATAGTATTATTAGTGGCAGGTAGTGTGTGAGCGGGGTCGTCTAGCACTATTACTCCGTTTGGCAAAATATCCTTAATTTCATAAGGAGTGCCAGAATAAGCTGGAATAGACATTTGCCACGGGGCACTTGCAGTGCCTTGAGCCACATCCCATTGAGTTTTAATGTTCAAAATTTGATAATCCAAGTTTTCATCCGTGACTTCCTGAATATTGTCTTGATAGACGGACACACTCAACGGTGTTTCGAACTCTATTTGGTTGGATATTCTGAAATTAAAGGCTCTGTCGCTCAACATTTGATTTTCAAATGAAGAGTTAGTTTCTGTTATTGGCTCCGAAATACTGTCATCGTTGACCCCAAGAACATTGCCTTGAGACACTTGTGCAGTATTTTTGTTTGGTTCGTCTATTACGTATTTCCCGGCCAAAGATGACGAAAGAATTTCTAGTACAGCACTACCATCTTTCGCCATCCCCAGATTTTCAAAATTTATATCGCCGCAGAAAATTATGATTTTGTCATTGAAAGCAATGCCCGTTCCACTTGCCACTGAACTAGCTGTTGCCAGTTCGCTTCTTAAGATTGCTTCGGTTGTATTGCCGTTTATCATGACTCGATTAAACCACTTTTGGGCTGATCCGGCAATTACATAATCATGGGAAGAATATTTTAAAAAACCTTCAATTACTTCTTCTGGTTGTTCCATGAATTCGTGAAATCCACCGTAGATATTCATATTTTGTAACACTGCATGGAATGGCATGTTTTCAGTAAGTATCTGAATTGCCTCTAAGATTCTATCACTAGTCAATTCTTCTATTTCTAAATCCACATTATACTTGCTGCTAATGCACGCAAAGCATGGGTCAAGGAAGTCTTTGTCAATATCGCATGGTTCTTTTGAATTTCGAATACTACCGTTGTATTCATCCATGTTGTAAATGTTTTCTGAATAAGGGAATTCAGTTCTTACCTTACCGAAGATAACATCATCATGATATGGATGTTTTTGTGGTATAATTGTATCAAATAATGGATCATTTTCTGCAATTAATCGCACATTCATATTTTTAAGAGGATAGTCCTGATCTATTTCATCACGTTGATCTGCCAACGGCAATGTCCTCACATAGTCTTCTATATCTTGTATTTCTGAACTTGGGATTTCGTTGTATTTGTACAAAATTTTGATTATGTCGCCTTCCGCTAAATCCAACGGTTCTGTTTCAAGAGAACTCCCTTCCCAAGTCATGGTTGTTACACCATCCACGGTTTCAAAGGAAACATAGTCTGAAGAAAGTTCCGTGTAATCTTCTTCGCCTTCTGCTCTTATTGATAATTGGAAATTAACTTCATCTATGGGCAAAGCGACCTTGGCCAAAATCCAACTATCTTCTCCCTTATATTGAAATATTTCTTGCCAAGTATAGGCAGAAATCACTTGCCACAAACTGGTATATTCAATGAGCTTGATGCCAGCTTGATCTAGCCCCTCGACTATCCCATCTTTTGTTCCTTTCTTTTTATATAAAGGAATAGCACGCTTGATTTGTTTCCTCCAACGTGTTGGATCATAGGACTTTAGTTTTAAACCCAATGTATTAGAAAGATACGGCAGAAGAGATTCATCTAACGCATTTGCATCATAAAGGTCAATTATTTGATTTGCCAAATCTTCTAGTACGGTAAATCCATCAGCTACTGATTTGTTGAGTTTATCAATTACATCAGAAGTTCTGTCGCCCTCACACATAAGCATTTTGAATATTTCTGGCGTATATCTTTCTAATAGTGTTTCATATTTTTCTGGTGGAGTTTGGTGCGTAGGAATAGTTGTGGTAATTTGTGTGGAGCCCTTCAAGTAAAACTTGAAGTGTTGCGAGTAGGATTCCCCTCCAGAAAGTGGCGTCCAAGTCCAACAAATAAAGTAATCGCCCTCTCTCATTCCGACTGGTTGCCACGTATATTTGAAATTGCCAACCAGCGGATTTGCATCTTCATCTTCTGTGACATGCTCTAAGAATGAATTTTCTTCATCCGAAGACAGCCATGCTGGGAATTCTTTGTTTCCGACGACACGAACAGGCTTCGCTTCATTGAAGTAGAATGACGCATTGGTTTTGGAAGCTTCTGCATCTAATTTAGCTCTTTGTGCCGCTTTTATGTTTTCTTGCGAAGGATCGGCACAAACTAGAGCTTCTGCTGCCAGAACCGCCTTCATCTTTTCAGTTACGTAAAAATCTTCTTTGTATTCGTTAAAATTATTGCTAGAAAAATCTCTTTCTACATAATAAATGATTAACTGATCCACTTTGTACGGATCGGTTAAACAGCCGTTCACATCTAAAGTGGTTAGCTCAAATATTATATCATCTGTTGTAGATGGATTTTCTGTTACATTTAATACGGCCATTTTGCCCTTACTCGTACACAAAATTTATTTCTGTTACATCTGGTCTAATTATTTCATAGTACTTTGCAGTAACTGTACTTCCGCCATTTTCGTCGTCGTCAGTCACAAAGTTAATGTTATATTCTTTCACTTCTTTTAAATCAGACAACGCCTTTACTATTTCGCCTTCTTTGAGAGTTTGTCCGTACTCCCAATTTGGCAATGCGAACAAATCTACCAGTCTTCTTTCAATTTTGACTCTAATTTCTTCCTCAAATTTTCTGTAAAGTCTGTCGATGATAACATCAATTTGAGTATCAACTTGAATTATTGTGCCGTTTTTTATACAAATATGATCTGTTATCATTTTTCTTTTTTCTAAATGATTTTTAAGCTCCAGCTTTAACTGCTCGCCAGCTTCTTCAAGTAAATCTTGATCTCTTCTTGCCAAAACATAAATGTCCACTACATTTGCGGCACAACCATAATTCCTTAGAACGGCAACAGATTTTCCAATTTGACCTTGATAAGGCGTGCTAAATTGATCTGCTAATGTCTTATAGTCCAATCCTGTTACCGCTCGATCTTGAGTGCGAATCCAAGATGGAAGTTTTCTGCGTATGTCTTCAATGGTGTCGCCATCATACCCAAACTGTGCTTTGGTGTAATTGCTAAAGAACACAGGCACTGAATAACTAAGGCCCGGTACAGTCACAATAGTTTCTGTCTTGATAGCGTTACTAACTAGGTTCCCCTTAATGCCGCCACCACTTCTGTAATTAACAATGATTTTCGAACCAACAGATGGAATTAGACCTGCTCTATTATTGCCAAATACAACAAAGGCAGAATAATTGGAATCATATTCTACTCGATATTCTCTTCTTGGCTGAGAATCTGTAAAATATTCTACTTGTTCCCATTTTACGCCATCAACAACAACTCGTACAGAATCGTGTATGACTGGTTGATATTTTAGGCTAACGGATTGTCCAGACCCACCTGTTCCATCAAATGCTTGCGTTCTTGTTCTTCCTTCTAAACCAACAATACTAGCATTTACTATAGAGTTTGCTGGTATAATTATGTCTTCATCAAATAAAGGATCGTTATTTGCGTCGGCTGCAAAAAGCTCCATAGAAATTCTTTGATTGCCGCCATTGGCGTCTATGATAAATGGTGTAGAAATTACCACGTCTGTCAAAATAGGGTTATTTAAAGAAGCAGTCCACAGCGATTTTGCTGCAATTGGAGGTTGTGGGGAAAAGCCTGTAAGTTTCGATAAACGAATGGCATTATCTATTTCTGTAACTGTATCAATAAAAATCTCATTGGCGATTTGATCCATTTTGAAAGATAAAGTATCTGCTAAAAATGCCCAATTTTCAATTAACATAATTGCCAAAGAAGATTCTACAAAGTCGCCAAACTCCTTTTCATATCTTTGTTTGGTAAATTCAATCAATCTGGCCTTCATAGACCAGAAGTCTTGATTTGTGTAGTTTAAATTAAATATTTTTGGTTTTTTGATTATTTCAGATTTTGCATATGGCTGAATATCAAAAGGGCATCCACTACTTGCCATTTTTCCTCCGTTAACCGGCGATAGGTACTTCTAGTTTTAATTCGTTTACTTGATCAATTTTGGAACGATCCACAAACAATATCCTAATTAGTAAAACAGCATCCGATTCTGTTTTATCTTCTTCCAATGATCTTGAATATTTATCCAAGCCATTTTTAACTTCAATTTGTGTAATTGCCACTCTTGGCTCCCACATTTTAAGCGAGCGAGCAATCATACTTTTTGCCTCTAAAATTAATCTTGGATCATTTGGTTCGAACATCAATTTTCTTAATGGTGTTCCATAACTAGGCAACATGACCCTTTCGCCCGGATTAGTTAGCAAGAGAATTAGCATATCTGCTTTCACTTGATCTATTCCGTCTTGTGTAAAGAAGAATCCCTTGGGATTCTTCGTGATTGGATAAGGTATACCCGGATATTTGAGTGCCATATTTTACCTCATTAACAGCCTGGACACTTCTTGCCCATGATAAACGGAACCAATGTGCAACAAGTGTCTTTTTGTGAATAACTTCCAATTATTTTACTGCTTACCCTGACAACATTATTACATGGATCGTAAACTAAAACGTTGCCTGTACAAGGATTAGATCCGCCACAATCGCATCCATTATTGCCACCCTCACATTCCTCGCCAGCTAACAACAATATAACATTCGGATTGTAAAATAAATGCAATTGATCGCTCACATTTATGTAAGAATCTTTGGTATAAACAAAATTGTTTTTACTGACTAATTCAATTAGATTGGATGGATTCTCTTCAAAATCTCCAACTACAGTCATGTGGTTATCATAAGTCGTTGCCACATAGTTTCCACCAACTCGCAAAAATATTAAGCCGGGACCATCCTTAGATTCTTGATAAGTGTGAACGTGCGGCCCACGTTCCTTATTATCGTATTGAGGACAGAAAATGCGAATGTGTTGATGTTGCGTTTCTTCTTGAGAAGCCTCATCTTTCATCAATATTTCCAATCCATAACCAGTTCTAATCTTCACAAAAGCCTTCTTGGCCTTCGATACCGGCTGGAAATCTTCTGGCGGTGCGCCCTCGATT